CCCCTGTACAGCTCCTCGGCCTTGCTTTCAATGGCTTCGGTCACAAGGTCGATCACCCATGTCCGCTTTTCCGCGTCAGCTTTCACACCCTCCCGGATGCCCAGGGTCTCGTACATTTCCCGCACAAGCTGCTTTGTCAGCTCCTGGCGCTGGCTGTCTTTGTCCTCGTTCCGGGCCCTGGCCGCCTGCTCTACTTCCGGGCTGTATTTCTTCAGCCGGTTCTTCAGCTGGCTGGCAATGGTCTTTTCGTCCTTGCCCATGGCTTCCAGCTTCGCCATAGCACCGCTGGCGTTGTCCGTGTCCCCCTCGGCAATGGCGTTGTACAGCCGGTCATACTGCCCGGTGGCGCTTGTCGGGGTCGAGCTGAACGAAAAGCCGCTTCCGCTTGCAATGTCTCGTGCATCTTCCACATAGGCATCAAAGGCATCCAGCATTTTCCGGGCGTTCCCCATAGGCACACCCGCAATTTCAAACCCGTACTGCATCAGGTTCACGCCTGCCTTTCGCAGTTTCTGATGATACGCTTCCAGCTGTTCCTCCGTCATGTCACCGGTGTCCTGCCGGACAAGGCTGGAAAACTTCGTTACTGCTGCAAAAAGATCATTCACAGCGCTGATGTTGGTTGCACTCACCACATCGTAATCCGTACCGTTCACTGCATTTCCCACAGCGCTGTACAGCTCACTGCCATACAGGAAGTTGCCCGCAAAGCTTTCCGTGTACAGATTCAGGAATCGCTTGCTCACGCTGGCCGCGGTCACATCTCCGTTCTCGTCCTGCTCTCTGTCCCACCGGTGCAGCAGGAAGTCCGCACCGATCTTCATCAGTGCAAACACAGCAGTCTGGGTGATCTGGCTCACAATGGCCCGGTTCAGGTTCTTTCCGGCCCGCTTCACTTCTTCTGCTGTCTCGCTGCTGTGTGCAGCCTTGTCCCGTGCTTTCTGGGCGTTGTAGTCCATCACCGCATCGGCCAGGATGCCGTAGTTCTGGAAACGCTGGGTCGTGAACATGGTCAGGGTCTTGGTCATTTGATCCGGATTTCGCTGGATCCCCGCCCGCTGCATCGTGGTGTAGTTGGGCTGGGTCTCCTCAATGACCCGCTGATACATCTTGTTCACGGCTTCCCAGTAGGCTTCGCTGTCTTTCGTGGCTGCACCCTCTGCAAACTCATTGGTATGGTGCTCCACATACCGCTTGGAGCCTTCCCACAGTGCCGCTACCGTAATCTCGTCCATGCTGTTGATCCAGCCGGTCACCCACTTGGGCAGCTTGTCCATGGCCTTTTCTGCCGCGCCCTGGCTCACGCCAATGCTGGCCAGTTCACCGCGCTGGCTGCCCCGCAGTCTGTATTGCAGCAGCACATCCCCATGCTGGGCAATTTCCTGTTCCAGCGCTGCCCGCTGCTTGCCGGAGAGGTTCTTCACAAACGGCACCACCGCCGCCATGGTATCCGCACCCAGTACCGCGCCCGCCGTTGGCAGAGATGCCGCCTGCGCAATGGCCACACCAGGGTTCAGCGTCAGGATCGCGCCCGCATAGTTGCCGCGCAACCTGTCCAGCACTTTGGTCATTGTGGTCGAGCGCTTTCTTTGCGTGGTCTGCAGGTCGGTCAGCATGTCATCGATGTAGTTCGTCGCGCTCTGGCCCCACTGCTCTTTCAGGATACCATTTTTCAGCATCTTGATGCCGTCCTCGGTCTCAATGCCACTGTTCAGCACCTTCTGCACATCCCGGATGGGTGCCGCCAGTCCGGCGTAGGCTGCCGTATCCCGCAGGCTTCGCTGGACCACGTTGCTGCATTCCTCCAGCAGGATGGGCAGCTGGCTCTTGACACGGTTCTTCAGGAAGCCCCGGCCCTCGATGGTGGCATCCAGCTTCACGCCCTCGATCTGGGTTGCCAGCGCCGTCTTGTCCACTGCAATGGGGTAGTAGCTTTTCACGGTGGCCCGCTGGTAGCCCAGCAGCTTCATGCTCGTCTCGTTGATCAGATTCGTGGTGTAGCTGCCAAAGAATTGCTTCATGTCCTCGCACCAGGCCCGGTCGTAGTCGGTCATGGCCTTCTCCACGGCCTGGATCACGGTGTCGGCCATGGGGTTTCCCGTGCTATCCGTCAGCATTCCGA